CCAGATAAGTATGATACTCGTACAGTCCGTCAGGCAAACTTAGCTAAAACTTTAAGAAAACTACGTAAACGTAAAAAGAAATAACTATGTCACAGTTTGACTTTAATATGAATCGTAGACAACAGCTTGTTAAGAAAGGCAAGGCTGTTGATAATGATGTAGATTTTTCTGGCAGAAGTGTTTCTGATTTTACGAATACATTTTTAGCAAAGATGAAAGATACAAACAATCTTTTCCAAAGAGAATCTCCTGGTAGCTTTACTGATCCAGAAGCAGATGTTGTAAGACAAAATATAATTAATCAATCAGATGGAGCAGCACAGTTTAATGATCCTGGAAAACAGATTAAGTCAAATGCTTTTCTAAATAAATTTAGAAATTCAATATTAGTAAGGGAAGATGAGAAACCTAATAGAGATACTGTCCTACAATATGTAATGAGTGATCCTAACAGTGCCCCTGTTAATGGACAGTTTCCAACAGACGGAGTAAAAGTACAATGATGAACATGGCAGGACAAAAATTAGGTGAGTTCTTTGTAAGACAGGGAATAAAGGTAGGAGGTAAAGCTGGTGGTAAAGCTGTGAAAGAAGGAATAAAAGCTGCAACATCAGAAGGAGTTAAACAGGCTGGTAAAAGAGCTTTAAGAGATACACTTCTTTATACAGCAGCTGAACAGGCAATACCTCGTGCTTTAGGAGCTGATGCTCCTGATATAAGAGATACATTAGTTAGACAAGCTACAGGTAATATCATTGCTGAAGGTGTTACTAGTGGATTAAAGGGAAGAAAGTTTCTTGGTACAAAAGGAATGGAAGAAGGAAGAGCAAGAACAATAGGTGAACTTACTGGTCAGATTGGAGGACAGGCAATTGCACAAAAAGTATTACCTGGTGAGCAAGCTAACCCATTCTTACCATCTACTTATATGCAAGAAGAAACAACACCATTAGGAGCTGGACCAACTACTCCCACTGGTGCAACTAAGTTTACTGCAGAACCTGAATACAATGAAGTTGTAAGACCATCAACTACAGACTTATCTGGTGTACAAGCAAGAGAAGCTTTATCAGAAAGAGAGAAGTATGAGTATAGATTAAAGATGGCTCAGATAGAAAAGATGCCAAGTATGGTAATGCATTCAAGTCCTGACTCTACTGCACAAACTATGTTTAATGTTGCACAGACTGTATTAAATCCAAGAATGCAATACTAGGTAAACGTCTATGAAAATGACAAGTGGTTATATACCTAATTTTTTATCAAATAGTAAAGAGTTTTTAAATAAGTTTGGAAAACAAATAATTGATGCTGCAAATGAAGTAAAGACTCCTAAAAAATTTGTAAATGATGTTAGAGAGGCTATGGATGCTAACATCAAATTCACTGACTATGGACCAAAAGCAGGGATAGGTAGTAAGTACGAGAAGCGTTCAACAGCTGATCCTTTTGCTACAAAAGTAGCTGGAATGGCTGGTAGATTTCTTAGTGATGAAGATAGATATAAAGGAGCATTTAGATTTAATACATTCAGGATGGCATCTGATTTTGCAAGTAAAGCTTCAGAAAGAATGACAGATATAGAAGATGGTATGGGATCAGGTTTAAGCCCTTCAGCAGCATTAGCTTTAAAGTTTGGAGTTCCTATAGTTATACATTCATTAACAGAGACTTCTGGTCCAATAACTCAAGGTTTAAGACCAAAAGGTTATAAAGCTGTAGCACCAAAATCTAAAGAAGAAGATCCTCTTGGAAAAGACCCACGCAATTTAGCAGAAGAAACTTTGCTTAGATTTTATGGAGGACAGAAGAGTCAGCCTTTACCCTATAAAGAGTTTATAAAAGAACGTCCAGATGTAATGCCATCAACTGTTGCTGACTATAAACGCTATATGAATCGTAAACCAGAAGCTGGTAAAAGAATAGATATAGATCCAGAGAAACAAACATTCACCGCTTTTGGTGGAGTAGTACGTGGAACAGCTCGTGGATTAAATGATCCAGAGATAAGAATCAAAGGAGCACCTATAACTGCTTCTTCTGTATTAGGAGCTGGAGCTGGTTTAGGAACAATTGCAGCTGGTGTGAAATATTTAAATCCAAGTACAAGAGGTATACTTGAAGCAGAGAAAACTATAAGAGATAAGAAGATTCAATATAAAGATCTTGTTGATCAATTAGGATCTGAAAACCCCGGAGGACTGGCACAAGAAGTTGTTGATAAAGCAAGAAAAGGTGTTGAATCAGCAAAACAAGGACTTGAAGATTTTAAGAAAATTAGATTTGAAAGTCTATCACCTGCTGCTAAACAATTTGAAAAATTAGGTGCATTTAAAGAACCAGCTATCTTAGTTGGTGGAGCATTAGCAGCTGCTGGTACTGCTGCAGTAGCTAAAAAATTATTCCAAAAGGCTGAACAAGAAAGAATTAAAAAAGAAGACCCCTTACAATATAAGAAGTACAAACGTGGTGACTACACAAAAGAGCAATGACCGATAGTTACGGAAGAGACTTTGATGACCCAGAAGCATTTAACTATGGTTTATCAAAAGGAAGGGGTGATAGTAAAAGAAAAAGAAGAGATATGGGTATCTTTGATGCCTTAAATGAGAATATAAGACGTAAAGATGAAATAGCCTTTCAAGCTAATGAAAAAAGAAAGACAGCTAAAGAACTAGCAGAATCACGCAAAAGAGGTTCTTTTAAAGTTAGTGATGATGTAACAGTTGATCCAGGCTATCAAGATCCGGGATTTGTCTTACCAGGTGTACAAGGTAGATCATTCGGTGGATTGATCGGAACTGGACTTGGAGCTATAGGTGGTGGAATCATTGGAGGACCAGCTGGAGCTATGAAAGGAGCTCAACTTGGAGGCAGCGTAGGAAGTTACTTCTAAGTTTGCTACCTATAAAATATTAATCAAAGGAGTTTATTAAAAAGTAATGTCTAAGAATCAAGTAAAAGCCGACTATGGAAAGGTAGGTGGGCAGTTTATACCTATAGTTTCACCTTTTCTTAGATTTGCAGGTGATGTCTTTAGATCCAAAGAAGAAAAAGAAGCAATGGATATTCTTAGACAACAGGAAGCACAATCAAGAATATTAGGTGACCCTACAGGTGGTCTTAACTATAACCAGACAGGTTATGGAAATATGATGAATGATCCTGCATATCAACAGATACAGAAATATAACCAGGCAATGTTTGATGCAAGAAGAGCCGACATGGTAAATACTGCATTAGCTTTAGAACCTATCACAGATAGATCAAAGCAGAGAGATCTACTACGTCAGGCTGGTATGGCAAGATTACGTAATCAACTTGCTACACAACAAGGATTAACTTTACAGGGTCAGATGGGTGCCCAGCAGATGGCAGGTGAAGGATTAAGAGGAGCAACAACAGCTCTAACTTCTAATTATCAGTATCAGTAAATCTCATGTCGAGAAGAAATAGACCTAAATATGATTCCGGAAGAGCTGAAGATCAGTTTGGGTTTCTATTAAATAAAAATTATCCAGCAATGGGAGGACGTTCTGCTCAAATAGGACCTTCTAAAGAAGAGATTGGTGCAAATCGTGCTAAAGCACAAACTTTCTTAGGTAACTTTGCACAAAAAGTAGGAAGAGGATTTAAAGGAACTGCTGATTTCTTTACAGGTAATAGATATGATTTTGATGGCATGGGTGCAAATCCAACCACAACTACTACTACCACTACAGAAGATAAAACATCAGGTCCAGGAAGAGAACTGTTACCTGAAGGTGAATTGTTAGATAGAATTAATCGAATGAGAAGAAATGATTTTCTTCAACAAAGTGCAATGAGAGAGTTTGCACTTGGCAGAGAATCTCAAAGAATGAAGTCACTTGCTAGAGACTTTGCTGAAATGACTGATGTATATGCAGAGACAGCTGCTCAACGTCGTTTGATGGAAGATAAATTCTCTCCTACTAAGATTTCTCAACAAAGACTAAGAGCACAACAGGGAGAAGCTGCTTTAATGAATGCCATAGCTAATCAAGCTTCAGCTGGTGCTCAGATAGGAAGTCTTGGCACTGGTAGAAGATTTGGAAGATAAGATTTCTTGCACTAAAATTAAATTAAGACTTTAATCATTTGTTGATATGGGAGGAAGACCGCCAGCACCGAGAGTTGAATATATACCTGCTCCACCACCACCTACTACGGTGTCTACACCAACGCAGTCTCTTAAAACTCAAATTGAGTTAGCAAGAGTATCTGGCGAGCAGAACAGATTAAATATGGAAACTGGTGCAAACTTAGATCGTATCAATGAAGAGTTCTATACAGGTCAGGATCTAAGAAGATATAGAGCCAGAGGTGCTGAAGAGCGTTCACTTGCCCAGACTAAAGGACAACAAGACAGAGCAACTCTAGGAGTTAGAGGTGCTGAAGAAAGACGTACCATAGGAACCAGAGGTGCAGAAGAAAGACGTACTGTAGGAGAAACAGGAAGACAAGAAAGACTTACCACTGCAGAAAGAGGTGCTCAAGAAAGAGCAACCACTAGAACCAGAGGTCAGGAAGAACGAGCCACTGTCGCAGCTACAGGCACTCAAAGAAGACAGACTCAAGCACAGTTACTTGCTGGTCAGGAAAGGCAAATCGGACTTAGGGGAACTGAAGAACGAGCTACTACAAGAACCAGAGGTCAGGAAGAACGAGCCACTGTCGCAGCTACAGGTGCTCAAACAAGACAAACTCAGGCACAGCTATTAGCTGGTCAGGAACGTCAGATTGGTCTTAGAGGTCAAGAGGAAAGAGCAACCACCAGAACTAGAGGTACTGAGACACGTCAAACTCAGGCACAGTTACTAGCTGGACAAGAGCGTCAGATTGGTCTTAGAGGAACTGAAGAGAGAGCAACCACAAGAACCAGAGGTCAGGAAGAACGAGCTACTGTTGGTGAAACAGCTAGACAGGAAAGAGAAACCACTCGTGTCAGAGGTCAGGAACAGAGAGCAGGTATTCGTGAATCTGGTTCAGAAACTAGAATGACTGCCTTGCAACAGGAAGCATTTAGACGCTATAAAGAGAATAGAGATTTCCAACAGTCACGAGCAGCATACCGAGCATAACCGAATGGTTAGATACTTTATCTGATAAAGAAAAAGAAACATATCTAGCTTTTTGCAAACAAACCAGTTCACCGATACAGATGTATCTTTATGCCCGTTTTTTAGGGTATAAAGGTTCTATAACTGATTGTGATCTTTGGGCTAAGAAAGAATTTAAAAAAAGAAACTTTAATACAATACTTGAGATAGAGATAGATTCTATGCAAGTAGATATATCGAAGTTAAGAGAAGCTATAGATCTTGGAGTAGTAAAACAAGATATGGGAGCTGCTCGCATATCTATGCTTCAAAAAGAATTACGGGCACATATAAAACAACTTGCAGATGAGAAACATCTTACAGATAGACAAGGATTAATTTTAGCTGGTGCCGATAGAGCATTGAGAGAAATACTTTTAATTTTTAGAGATGATCCTATAGAAGGTCCACTACAGGAAGCATCAATGGGTGTATGGACTAAGATTCTCCAGGAAGAATCATAAGTCTTAACAGGTTAGTCTTAGTACATGGCTGGAACAAGTATTTATTCTGTTTATCGTAGAACTGCCCGTGCAGCTGCTAAACAACAAGTTGTAAAGAAAACATCTTCAGTTGATGTTGATAAAGCTCGATCAGACTTTGCATATTTCTGTGATGTTGTAGGAGATAAACCTCCTGCAGAACATATGAAGTTATGGCATGAACATCTATATACACATGAAGATAGTGAATGTTTGATTAATATTGCTGGACCAAATGTAGACATCCTTGCACCGAGAGGATCTGCTAAATCTACAGTGTTAGGTTTATTTACAGCATGGGCTATCGGTGTACATGCACTTAATCGTAAACCATTAAAGATTTTATATATCTCATATACTGTTGATGTTGCCAGACCAAAAAGTGCAGCAATAAAAAGAATTATTGAAGATAGTAAAATCTATAGAGAAATATTTCCTATGGTGAAAATTGCCAAAGGAATTAACTCTAATGAGTATTGGAGTATTGATTGGAAATTTGCAGGTATAAGATCAACTGGTGAAGAAGAATTTAGTTTATGTTGTGCAGGATTAAAAGGTGCTGTTACATCAAAGCGTTCTCATTTATGTATCATTGATGATGCTATAAAATCAGCTGATGATATTAAGAACAGAGATATTCGTGTAGCTATGGAAGATAACTGGAATTCAGTTATTGTTCCAACTATGTTTGAAGGTGGTAGAGCCATATGTCTCGGTACAAGATTCAGACATGATGATATACATCAAACTACTTTTACTCCTGATAATGATTGGATACAGATAATTCAATCAGCAGTAACTGTAGATGAACATGGTGATGAAAAATCATACTGGCCTGAGATGTGGTCACTTGATTATCTTAATGATCGTAGAAGACAATCACCAATAAGTTTTAGTTTTCAATATCAAAATCAGATAGTAAGAACCAGTGATATGTCTGTTTCACCTGATCTAATTATTAAAGGTCAGATACCAACACAGTTTGATTGTTTAGGTGTCGGTGTTGATTTATCTGCAGGTGTTAGAGAAAGAAATGACTATACAGTATTTGTTATGGGTGGCAGAGTAGGAGATAAAATTTACATTATTGACTGTAAAAGATTAAGGATAATGGGTAATGTAGAAAAGTTAGAAGCCATAATGGAAATGATGATGGAATGGGGAAT